GCTCGAGCTTGGGGTCAAGGGGGCCGAGAACCTTCGGGAGCTTGCCAAGGAAGGCCAGCTCACGCCCGAGCTGATCGTCAAGGCGATCCTCACGCAGCAGCAGCGCTTGGCTGCGGAGGCCAAGAACCTTCCGCCCACCATCGCGGGGGCCTTCACCCAACTGTCGAACGCCGTGCTGCGGTTCGTGCAGGACTCGAACGAGGCCAACACCGCCGCGCAGACCATCATTGCGTTCCTGAAGGCGATCGCGGAGAACCTGCCACTGATCGTCAGCACGATGGTGACGGCCACTCGGATCGCCGTGGCGTACTTCCTTCTGTTCCGGGCGGCCCCCGCCGCGATCGCCTTGGCGGCCGGTGCGCTTGAGTTGTTCAAGAACCAGGTCATCGCGACCCGGCTGGCTCAAGAGCTTGGAATCAAGACGGCGGTCACCTGGGCCTCTGGCCTTAAGGCGGCCGCAGGCATTGCGCTCTCTGCTTTCATTGGCTGGGAGATCGGCACGTACCTGAAGAACCAGTTCCTCGAGGTCGAGCTCGCCGGCATCGCGCTCACAAGAAACCTGATGATCGGCTTCGAGCTGCTCAAGCGCGGTCTCTCGGCAGTTTGGGAAACAATTACCTTCACCATCACGAACGCGCTGGCGATCATTCGCAACACAGCAGCAGATTCGTTCGCCCGGATGGCGGACGTGTCGGAGAAGACCGATATCTTCGGCTTGAATCGCGGCTTCGTGGCCAAGGCGCGGGAATGGTCAGGTGCGCTGCGCACCTCTGGCCAAAGTCTGGACGAACTCGGCGGAAAACTGGCAAAAATCACGGCCGACTCGCAGCAGCAGGTGGCCTCGATCGGCGCGGAGTTCGACGCCCTGGCGGCGGCCGCCATCGACGCGAAGCTGCTCGCCGATGACGCAGCGAACGCCGGCGGCGATACCGGCGCGCCCGTCGGCGGCGACGGCGACGGCAAGGTGCGCGCCGCCGTCAACCGCCTGGAGCTTCTGCAGGACGCCACCGAGCGCGCCCTGCGCGCCTTGGACCAGGCATATGCCGACGGCGAGATCAGCCTGCAGGACTACTTCCGCAAGCGAGCTGAGCTGGAAACCACGGCCATCGACCTGGCTATCCAGGCAGCCCGGGCAGAGTTGCAGACAGCCGAGTCCGTCGAAGCCCAGGGTAAGGCCCTGACCCAGATCGTGAAGCTGCAGCGCGATCGCGCGGAGATCGGCCCCCGCCTGGCCCGAGAGCAGGCCGCGGCCGAGCGCGAGCTGGCCAACGAGCTGCAGAACCTCGGCATCCGCCTGCTCGAGCTCGAGGGCAACACCGAAGCCGCCGCCGCCGTGCGGCTTGGCCAGCAGTTCCAGAAGCTGCGCGAGCAGCTGCTGCTGGAAGGCAATACCCTCGGCCTGGAGCTGATGGACCGCGTGTTCAACGCGGAGCTGGCGAAGCAGAAACTCGACGCGATCACCAGCCAGACCAGCGCGGCCATGGCCAAGTTGCGCACCGAGACCGACTATCTGGCCAGCCAGCAGGAAGTGGGTGGCCTGAGCCCGGTGGACGCAGAGCGCGAGCTGCAGCGCGTGCGCGAGGCCACGCTGGTCCAACTGCGCAAGCTCCGCGAGGAGGCCCAGGCGGCTTTCAATCAGAAGCCGGGCGACGACACCTTCGCTGCGCTGCGCGAACTCGACACGCAGATCCTGCAACTGATCGAGTCGCAGAAGCAGTTCAAGAACGCGGCCCGTCAGGAAGGCGTGACGTCGCTGCAGAACTTCTTCAACAACTTCGCCAACGGCGCCAAGCTCAGCCTGCAGAGCTTCAAGGACCTGGTGGTCGGCTTCATCCAGGGCCTTGCCCGCATGGCGTCCGAGCTGCTGGCCAAACAGATCATCTTCTCGCTGTTCGGGATGTTCGGTGGCGGCGGCGGACCGCTGTCGTTCCTGAAGTCCGGCGGCGGTGGCCTCAAGGCGATTGGCGTCAAGCACTCCGGCGGCGCTCCCGACCAGGGCACGAAGCGCATGATCCCCCGTGGCCTGTTCAACGCCGCCTGGGCCGACGCGCCGCGCTTCCACGAAGGCGTGAACCTGGCGGCCAACGAGATCCCGGCGATCCTGCAGGACGGCGAGCGGGTGCTCAGTCGTCAGCAGAATCGGGCGTTGGGTGAACAGGCGGGCGGCCAGAAGGTGGTGCAGCCGATCGTAGTCCTGGGCGAGCAGGCGCTGGCCGGCGCGCTGGCCGGCGCAGCGGGTCGCGAGATCGTGTTGACGCACGTGCGCGACAATCTCGGCGCCTTGGGCCTGTCGCAGCGATGACGGATCCGGTCTGGACTTTCGGCACCCACGGCCAGCTGCGCCAGACGCTGGTTTGGCTGACGGACGTGCAACAGTTCACGAGCGGACACGAGCAGCGCCGCCGGCTTCGCATCGCCCCGCGCCAGAAGCTGGGCTTTAGCGTTCTGCCCGATCCGGACCACCGCCGGTACCTCGAGACCCTGTTGTGGAGGCAGGGTGCGGCGCAATGGGACTTCCCGTTGGTCATGTACCCGCTGCAGCTGCAGGCGGAGCTTTCCGCGGGCGCCGTCTCCATCCCCGTGTTCGCGCCGTCCCCTGCATTCGTCGCCGGCGGTCGGGCGCTGCTGGTCGGGCTCGATCCCACGGTGGCCGAGGTGGTCGTAATCGATTCGGTCGGCGCCGCCCTCGAGCTCGTCGCCCCGACGGCGCTGGAATGGCCGGCCGGCACCGAGCTGTACGCGCTCCGACGCGGCCGCTTCCCTGCGGTGCCTCGAGTGCCGCGGTTCACCGGTGACGCGTCACTGGTAGAGGTCGAGGCGGAGCTGGCCGAGGCTGTGGACTACGCGGAGTCGCCTGGCGCCATCACATATCGCGACCTCCCGGTGCTGGAACTGACGCCAGGCTGGACGGCCGATCCCGCCCACCAGGCGGCCCGCGAGACCGAGATCCTGGACGAAGGCTGTGGGCCGGTGGTGGTCGAGGACCTCCCCGGCTTGGCGTTGCCCGTCCAGTCTTCCGCGCTGGGCATCCAGGGCCGCGAAGCCATCGATGGCTTCCTGGAGCTGCTGCACTGGCTGGCGGGCCGCTGGCGGGCGCTATGGATGCCGACCTACGCCCAGGACCTGCGCGTCACGGCGCCGATCGCAAGCGGCGCGACCACGATCGACGTCGCGTGGTGTGGGTTGACCGCGAACCCGGGGAGCATCAACCGGCGCGACATCCGGATCGAGCTGTCCGACGGCACCGTCCTGTACCGACGCATCACCGCCACCAGCGAGCTGAGCACGTTGGTCGAGCGCCTGACCATCGACAGCGCCCTCGGCGTGGCGGTAGCGGTCGCGGACGTCGCGCTGGTGTCCTTCCTCTGGCTCGCGCGGCTGGACCAGGACGTCGTGGTGCTGGACTGGTGGGCGCACGACACCGTGACCTGTTCGCTGAACTGGAAGGGGTTCCGGCATGAGTTCTGAGTCCCGGGAGTACTCGCTGACCGAGGGCATGCCGCTCAAGCTGTTCCGCTTCACGCGGGGGACCACGCACTGGCGCTACACCAACGCCGACCGCGTGATCGAGCACGACGGGCACGACTACCTGCCGCTGGCCATCAGCCACACCGAGGTGCGGGACACAGGCGAGGTGAACCAGGCCAGCATCGTGATCACTATGCCCAAGGACGCGCCGGTCGCTGCGAACTGGCATCCGTGGCCGCCGGGCGACACGATCACTGTCACGGTCTGGACGCAGCACTACGGCGAGACCGACGCGCTGGTGGACTGGCTCGGGCGCGTCGTATCGCCGCGCTGGAACGACAAGGAGCTGCGCCTGACCAGCGAGCCCGGGCAGACCCGCGGCCGCCGTGGCAGCCGCGGCCGTGTCTGGCAGCGCCCATGCGATCGCGTGCTCTACGGGTGCGGCGTGGATCCGGCAGACCACGAGCTGCCGGCGACGCTGAGCGACGTGACCGGGTTCACGCTGACCTCGGCTGCGTTCCTGGCACTGCCGGCGGGCCGGCTCGCCGGCGGCTTCGTGGAGTGGACCGACAGCGACAGCTGGATCCACCGGCGCACGATCGAAGAGCACCCGGGCGAGACCATCGTCATCGACTACGGCGGCCAGGACCTGGCCGACGGCCTCGAGCTCGTGGCGTACCCCGGCTGCGCCGGCACGTGGGCGGACTGCGAGTACTACGAGAACACCGACAACTACGGCGGTCACCTTTTCATGCCCGGCCGCAACTACTGGGACGGCAATCCGGTGCGCGAATGAAGAAGCCTGGCGATATCACAATCCGGCTGGAATGGCTGGTCATCGCCGCCGCGGCGGTGTGGGTGATCGACACCTGGTGGCCGGCGCGCCACGCCGGCATCGCACCGGTGGCCGCAGTGCTGAATTTCTGGGCGCAACTCGGGCTGATCATCCTTTCGCATTTCATCAGCGCCGCGTTCGCGCCAAAGCAAAAGTCGCCGGAGCCGCAAAAGGCGGAGATCCCCGACGTCAAGGACGGCAAGCGCGTGATTCGCGTCTTCGGGACCCGCTGGCTCCCGAACCCGGTGCAGCTGGCCATGAAGCAAGTGGGCGAAGACCCGATCCGCAAGGGAGGCAAGAAGTGACGGTCATGGTGACGCTCGAGCACCTGTCGACGGTCCGCGGCTTCAGCTCGCGCCCGGGATTTTGTCGCGGCAAGTCTCGCGCGTGGTTCAAGCGGCACGGGCTGGACTGGCACGCGTTCCGCCACGGCGGCCTGCCGGCATCGGAATTCCTTTCGACCGGCTGCGCATTGGCCAAGGCGCTCGTCGAGCACGCCCAGGAGGTCGAGCGTGGGCGGAAGTAATAAGCAGACGATCGGCTACCACTACCGCTGGGCGCAGTTCTTCGGATGGTGCAAGGGCACCGTCGATGCCGTGCTCGCCGTCAAGTTCGGTGGCGTGCTGGGCTGGGTGGGTCGCGCGACCGAAAGCACACGTATCTCGATCAACAAGCCGGGGCTGTGGGGCGGTGAGGACGGGGAGGGCGGCGCCGTCGGCGAGATGGACCTGATGTTCGGAGAATCCGACCAGGCGCCCAACGACTACCTCAGTAGCGTTTTCGGTCCGCAGCAGAGCGGCAACCGCGGCAAGTTCACCACGCTGTGGCGCGGCGGCCGGTTCGGCGCCTTCGTGCCGAACCCGAAGACCACTGCCGTCAAGGTGGAGCGGATCCTCGCCGACGGCCCGCTCGCCAATGGCGAGCAGTGGTATCCGGAAAAGGCGGTCATCGAGGTGGCGGGCGAGTACGTGCTGCCCCCGGATGCGACCGGTTGGGAATATCAGATCCTCGATGAGGAGGCGGATCCCGGCTTCGACAACCTGGTCGCGCCGTCCTCGGGATGGTCGACAGGGCAGGGACCTTTCAGCGGCGGCACCGTCGGTGGTGGGAACACCAGTTGGCCGGTGGAAACGGTCCTGTGGGCGCGCCGGACAGTCGACGTGCCTGGCAGCGCTGCCTGGACGCTGTTCGTGCGCGCCGAGAACGGGTGCGTGGTCCTGATTGACGGCGTGGTCGTGGGCGCGGTCAACCAGATCAACGAGGACATCGACAACAACCAGAACAACACGTTCACATTCACGCTATCGCCTGGCCCGAAGGTGATCACCGTCAAGGCCTTCGACGAAGCAGCCGGCGCCGGCGGGGGCACCTTCCTCTCGATCGAGATCTACATCGCTGGCACCCGCGCCATGAATCCGGTGCACATGATCTATGAGTCGCTGGTGCACCCGGATATGCAGGGCGAGCCCAGCGGCCTGATCCACGCGCCAAGTTTCGAGGCGGCCGCGGATGCGTGCTTCGACGCGGGTTTTGGACTGTGCACCGAATACGACAGCGACGCCGAGACGCCGGAACAGTTCCGTCAGCGGATCATGGACATTCTGGGCGGTGGCTGCGGCATCAGCCGCATCGATGGGCTCTACCACCTCGACCTCGCGTGGGGGCAGTACGACCTCGATGCGCTGCCCACCATCACCGACGCCGATCTGCTGGCTTACGAGCGCGACGACTCCGAACCTACGGAATCAGTGAACAGCGTGCGGGTCGAGTGGTACGACCCTGAGGCGGACGAAGACCGGTCGACCGCGCCGATCGTCTCGCTTGGGGCGATCCGCACCGCCGGCGAGGTGATCCCCGAGGTTCTCGTTTACAAGGAGATCCCGACTGCCGTGCTGGCCACGCGGGTGGGCAAGCGCTACCTCGACGCCAAGTCCAAGCGGCATTCGCGGTTCAACCTCAGCGTGGGCCGCAAGTTCCGAGGTCTGAGGCCTGGTGTCTATGTCCGCCTGCAGCTGCCGCTGCGCGGCATCGCCGACACCGTGTGTCTGGCGGGTAGCGTGGAGCACGGCACGCACGTGGACGGGCGCATCAAGCTCAGGGTGGTGCAGGACCTGGCCGCGCTCCCGACCACGGTGTACATCGGCGATGAGCCCGGCCTGTGGGTGCCTCCGTCCACCAGTCCGACGCCGGCGTCGTATCAGGGCATCCTCGAGTCGCCTTACCTCGAGCTGGCCAGCTCCATGCCGCCAGCGGACCTGGCGGCAGTTGCGGAGGATTCCGGCTTCCTGCTGACCGCTGCAGTTCGACCCGCGGCGGGTGGCATCAACTACGGCATCCAGACGGCCGCGGCTGCCGAGGAATACGTGGCCCGCGGGCGAGGCGAGTGGTGCCCGTCGGTGGCCACCACGGCGGCGCACGGGCCCACGGTGACCACGTTGGACTACACCGGCGGCCAGGACCTCGATCGCGCGGCTCTCGGCACCTGGGTGCTCTGGGACAACGAGATCTGCCGGCTGGATGCGCTGGACACGGTTGCCGAAACGATCACGCTGGGCCGGGGCTGCGGCGACACTGCCCCGGCGCTTGCGCACGCGTCCGGAAGCCGGATCCACCTCTGCGGAGACTGGGTCAGTACCGACGAGCGCGAGTACGTCGACGGCGACGTCGTGCGCGCCAAGCTGCTGACCCGTCTGAGCTCGGCAGAACTGGACCTGAGCTCGGCGCCCGAACTCACGGTCACGATGGACCAGCGCCAGTTGCGGCCGTATCCACCCGGCCGCCTGCGCCTGACCGACTCGGTAGCCCCGGACCAGGCCTATCCCGTGGCTTTGGTGGGCGAGATCACCGTCGAGTGGGCCCATCGCGATCGCGTGCTGCAGGCAGACCAGGTGGTGGATGAGACCGCCACCGACATCGGTCCCGAGCCCAGCACGACGTACAGCGTTCGTTACTACCTCGACGACGTGCTCGAGGAAACCGAAACGGGTCTGACCGGCACCGCTGCGACGGCTTACACGTTCCCCGCCGACGGCCTGGCGCGCATCGAGGTCGAGGCGGTGCGCGACGGCCTCACCAGCTGGCAAGCCGCCATCGCCGAGTTCAATTACAGCGTTGTGGCGATCGAGGCCCTCCTCACCGAAGCCAACGACACCTTCGTCACCGAGGCGGGCGACCGCCTCATTCTGGAGTAGCCCATGGCTGACAAAAAATTCACCGCGCTGCCTGATGCTGCCGCGCTTGCCGATGCCGACGTGACAGCGGTGGCGCAGGACATCGCCGGCACCTGGACCAGCGGCAAGATCACGCTGCTGCTGCTTCGACTCTTCGCGTTGCTTTACCGCTTCAACGCGCAGACCGGCACCAGCTACACGCTTGCCCTAGCCGACGCGTACAAGCTGGTGACGATGAGCAACGCCAGCGCGAACGTGCTCACCATCCCGAAAAATGCCACCGTGGCCCTACCGGTCGGATACCGGGCGGACGTGGTGCAGTTCGGGGCCGGGCAGACCACCATCGCCCCAGAGGATGGCGCGGTGACCATCCGCTACCCGGCAACCGACACCCTCAAGCTGGCCGAGCGATACGCTGGGTGTTCGCTGGTCCAGGTGGCTGCCAATGAATGGCTGGTCACCGGACGGATGGAACCCCTGTGATTCCGCTGGGCATGTGGGCGGCTTCGCGCCAGGTCGGCGGGCCGGTCCCGCCACCCGCTCCGGTTGATACCTTCGCCACCTGGGACCCCGCCGACAAGTCCAGTTTCCTGGGCCTGTCGTCGGGGAACCTGCTGGCCGCCCGCATCGGTACCAGCGGCGAGTGGCACAAGGGCCGCGCGACTATCGCCAAGAGCCACGGCAAGCACTACTTCGAGGTCCAGCACACCGTCGACGGGCCGAGCGGTGGTGGATACTTCGCGGCCGGCCTCGCCAGCGTGCTCGATACCCTCGGCTCCTCTTACGTCGGCGGCGGCGGCACATCCGCCGAGGGCGCCGGCTTCATCCCGACCTGGCCCGGCAATGCGCGCCGCTACCGCACCGGCACCGGCGTGGACCTTACCGGGTACGGCCGAATTGCCAGCACTGGCGGCTGGATGGGCGTTGCCGTGGACTTCGACGCCGGAAAAATTTGGTTCCGCATCAACGGCTCCGCGTGGGTTGGCGGCGGCGATCCGGTGACGGGCACCTCACCCACCTACACCTTCACGCCGAACTTCACGCTCGCGCCCGCGGTCTCGGTCTACCAGCAGAATCAATCCTGCCTGGCCAACTTCGGCGCGACCGCTTTCAACGCCACGCCGCCAACCGGCTACGAGGGCGGCTGGTACGCGCCCGGCCTGTTCGGCACTCCGGTTTATGTCAGCCAGTTCACCGCCTCGGGCAGTACAGACGCGCAAGGCGTCGCGACTGACGGCACGCATGTCTGGTTCTCGAACAGCACGACGATCTTCAAGTACACCAAGGCGGGCGCACTCGTAACGTCTCGCGTGGTCAGCGGCGATGCCCCGACCGGCAAAAGCCAGGTCAACGGTATGCGGGTTCTCGGCGGCGTGCTGTACGTCTCTGCCGCTGAAAACTCCACGCCGCGCAAGTCGTGGATCGTGCAGTACGACCCGGACACGCTGGCCTACATCGCCCACAACCAGATCACGGGCGACTGGTTCAGCGAGGGCATCGACTACAAGGACGGCCATTGGTGGGTGACTTTCCACGCCAACATGGTCGTGGCGAAGGTCGACCCGAGTACGTGGGCGGTTGTCGCCACGTATCCGCTCAATTACGGCATCACCGGTTCGAGCGGCGGCTTCGGTGCCGGCACCGGCTACGAGAGCGGTTCGTGGATTGGCGATTACTTCCTGTGCAACATCCACGAAATTTACGATCAGAACTTCCTCGACGTTTACCACTTCACGGGAACCTATTTCGAGCAAGTCGCGCGGATACCGCACGTCACGTCGATCGCGACCCAGGGCATCGCGGTGGACCCGGTGGAGCCCGGCGTTATTTGGTTTGCCCAGCGCAACTACAGCGGCACCGATAGCGTGGCGAAGACCACCTACTATCTGTAGCACCAGCGGTGCTCAGCAAGATCAGATCCATCAACAAGGAGGCCGACATGCAAGATTTCACCATCAACGTCCGAGGCGCGACGAACGGCCGCATCCAGCTGGGTGGGATTCCGCCGATCGGCGGCAAGGTCCGCCTCCACGGCAAGGCCTGGCGCGTGGTCGACTGCGAGACCGACCTCGATGCCGCCCGGAACGCCGTCCAGAACAAGGGCGAGGCCGTGCCGGTTTACCTGGACGTCGAGGCCATTGACTGACCCAGCGCTGTAAAGACAGGGCGGCCGCTGCA